TCCCACTTGTACGTTTATTTGGTCAGTCACCAGCGGGTTTAAATGCTACAGGTGAATCTGATCTAGCTAACTATTACGACAATATTAATCAGCAACAGGAAGGCCGTTTACGGACGCCGTTGCAGATCCTCTATGCCGTGGTTCATATGTCAGTACTTGGTAAACCTATACCTGATTCATTTAGTTTTATATTCGCGTCTCTGTGGCAGTTGGATGATGAGAAAAAAGCTAACGTCGCGAAAGGAGTAACTGATGCAGTACTTGCAGCTGAGGAAGGCGGGCTTATTAAACGTTCTACTGCATTAAAAGAATTACGCCAATCGAGTGAAGTTACAGGTGTTTTCTCTCATATCTCTGATGAGGAAATTAAAGATGCAGATGGTGAGGAACCACCGCCACCTGGTGAGGGTGTAGATGATGAAGAGACAAATAAATCGGATAACTCCGCACCTAGCGAGAAAGACCGAGATACGGTACAGCCAGCAGCTTAGAAAAATCGCTGGCTATGTCGATACCGTTGTTAAAGGCTTCGATGTAAATGACCCTCGCACGTATCCTTTAATGGCAGCTTCATTAAATGATTACGCTAACACCCTCCATCATTGGGCACAGAATGCAGCAGGGCGAATTATTACCGATGTTGCATTACGTGATGAGAAAACTTGGCTCATCTATGCAAATGATCTTTCACGTGGAGTTAGAGAGCAGATCCGCAATACTGATACTGGTGCCGTATATCAACAGCTCTTAAATGATCAAGTGCGACTTATTCAGTCTCTGCCGCTTGATGCTGCTCAACGCATCCATGACCTATCCACACGGTCGCTAATTGAAGGCAATCGTTCAAGTGAGATAGCTGGATTGATAATGGCCACTGGTCGTGTGACTAGATCCAGAGCAAATACAATTGCCCGTACAGAGGTTAGTCGGGCTTCAACTCTATTCACCGAAGCACGTGCTTTAAATCTTGGATCTGAGGGTTATACATGGCGTGATTCAGAAGATGGAGATGTCCGTATGGACCATGAGGTATTGAACGGGAAATTTATCTATTGGGCCAACCCGCCAATAGTAGATAAAAAATCTGGTCGAAGGGCACATGCAGGCTGTGATATTAATTGCCGTTGTTATCCTGAACCGTCCATACCGGAGATTTGAAATGCAAATTTTCTTTACCATTTTTGGTGGTCCACATGATGGCTATAGGATTTCTCTAAGTACTCCAATGGATTGCGTGAACTTAGAGGATAGCCCTCTAAACCGCAATTATTGTGCTTCCATTAGCTACTGGCCTAGACCCAAAAAAATTATTCGATACACAAAACGAAGAGTGTTTGTTCAAAAGTATGGAAGGATATTTTTTAAAGATGTCTATGCCTCCACTGAATATGATTTCAAAGAAGCATTAATAGAGTTCCGGCATTACTTCAATCCAGTTTACAAACACAGCCACCTTCGGGTGGTTTTTTAATGCCTGAAAAAAGGTGAACCATGTTTAAAAGCAAAAAAGCTAAGGTCAAAAAAACAGTAGATCGGTCCAACATTTTTACCTCAGGACAGATTGGCCGTACCCGAGAAATTACGCCAGAAGGTTATTTACTTTGCCGTGATGTTCGATTGGCCAGAACTGGAATTTTAATCTATGGCCATGGTGAGGTGCCAATTGAACCTGATAACACTGGGTTGATTCAGGTTTTCCGTGGAGATGATGTTTTATTTTCCCCCACGACTATTGCCAGTACTGAAGGTAAGCCCGTAACAGATGATCATCCAAAAGATTGGGTAACACCTAAAAATTGGCAAGTTCTATCAAAAGGATCTAGTCATAACGTTCACCAAGGTGAAGGTGAAGACGCAGAGTATTTAATGGGCGATTTGTTGATTATGGATGAGGCGACCATTGAAGCTGTGCAAAAAGGCAAGGTGGAAATTTCCCTTGGCTACGATGCTGAATATACACAAGTCAGCCCGGGCAAAGGGGTTCAGAGCAATATTGTAGTTAACCATATTGCATTAGTTGATAAAGGGCGATGCGGTTCTCGCTGCTCGATTGGAGATAGTTTTATGACGACCAAGGTCAAAAAGAAAAAAATCAGTTTTGCCGACCGTATTCGCAACTTGGTGAAAACTGGTGATGCGGAAGAAGCTGAAAAAATCGCACAAGCTGTAGAAGATGAAGATTTAGATCTACCTACAGAAGATGAAGAGCCAGAAGATGATAAAGGCAAAACTAACGATGCCGCTATTAATCGTGAAATTCTCAAAATGCTCAAAACTATGGATTCTCGTTTGGTTAAGTTAGAAAAGAAAACCAAAGATAGTGATGATCCTGAAAAGAAAACGGAAGATGACGATGACGATCCAGAAAATAAGACTAAGGATGATGGCGATCTAACTGATCCTGAGCCTGTTAAAAAACTGGATGAATCGGGTACTCAAACTTATACCGGTGATTCATTAAAAGAAGTTATTTCCCGTGCGGAAATTCTTTCCCCTGGTTATCGCATACCCACCTTTGATAGTGTGAATAATGGCAAGGCTGTTTTAAATACTAAACGATCAGTTTTAAAGGCTGCATTTGCTACTGAGGATGGTCAGAAAGCTATCACTCCATTTATCGGTCAAAATCCTGATTTTGATAATTTGCCTACCCACACCATTGATGCTGCATTTGCTGGAGCATCTGAACTCATCAAACAACAGAACAATGCCAAAGGGGTTCGTTCTGGAATTAAAACAAGTGATTTCGGTCGTTCAGCTCCAACGCCTGCCGAAATCAATAAACGCAACCGTGAATTCTGGACCAATCAAGGATAAGAATTATGTCTAATGCATTTTTATATCGTATGCCGAGTGGTATCCCTGGTGATGTCTCTCGTAAAAGCCAATCAACAATTGAATCGCATCCAGTCGGAGCGCAATTCTCTGCATTTGGTTTATTCGGCAAAATTAGCAAAGTGAATGGAAAATTTATTCTATTAGAAGCGGCAGATACCGCAGCAGATATTTATGGACTATTGGTCCGTGCTTATCCAACGCAGTCAGCTCAAAATGAACTTGGAAAAGCTACGCCTTTACCTAACGGCATTCAGGACCAATTACGCCGTGGTTATATGACGGTGAAATGTAATGCCGGTACTGCAAAGAAAGCAGGAGCAGTATATGTGCGTATCACAGCAGGCACTGAAGCTAAACCAATTGGAGGTATTGAAGCCGCAGCTGATGGAGCAAACAGCATTATCTTACCGAACGCTTTCTTCATGCATGATGCTGATGCTCAAGGCAACGTAGAAATCTCATTTAACATTTAAAAATTATTGAACAGCACAGCCACCGACTAGGTGGTTTTTTTGTGCCTGGAGAAAAGACAATATGAGTAAGCTATTAATTGCGAACACTATGGCTCAAGCTTTGGCCATGGGGACAGCAACACCTGTACGCGCTCGTACTCGTGACCATATGATGACTTTTGATTCGCGAACTATTGATAGTACTGGTGCTTTCATGGTTGGTGAATTAGAACGTCTTGATCAAACAATGCATGAGCCTTTGGTAGACGTAACCTGGGGGCGCGATGTTGACTTGCGTTCTGATGTATCAATTGCAGATGAGATTTCGAGTTTCTCAAATGCCACATTTGCAGCAGCTGGAGGTGCTTCACCTCAAGGTAAATCTTGGGTTGGTAAAAATGCAGATGCTATCCAAGGTATTGCGTTAGATATCGGTAAAACCGCATTGCCTTTAACTCTTTGGGCAAATCAAATTGGCTGGACCATTCCAGAGTTAGAGTCTGCTCGTCAAGCTGGTCGTCCAGTTGATGCCTTAAAACACAGTGGTTTAATTCTTAAGCACAATATGGATACCGATGAGCAAGTCTATATCGGTGATGAAGTTATCGGTGTTCAAGGTCTTTTGAACTCTGACAAGGTAGGGGCTACCAACGTCAATAAGAGCTGGAAGCTGGCAACAGCAGATGAAATGCTGGCCGATGTGAACATGATTTTATATAACGCATGGATCGCTTCAGGCTTTGCCGTTTGTCCTTCTAAATTGTTGTTGCCTCCTGAACAATTTGGCTTAGCAGTAACTCGCAAAGTTTCTGAAGCTGGCAATATTTCAGTTTTGGAATATATCAAAGTCAACTGTATTTCTATGGCTAAAAACGGCAAGCCATTAGACATCCAGCCATCTAAATGGTGTATGGAACGAGGAACAGCAGGAACTGACCGCATGATGTGTTATACGCAAAATGAAAGCCGTGTCCGCTTCCCGATGGTTCCATTGCAACGAACACCAGTTGAGTACCGCGATCTACGTCAATTAACTACCTACTATGGTCGTTTAGGTGCAATTGAATGGATTTACCCTGAAACGGCATTCTATGCAGATGGTCTATAAGGAGAATTAAGACATGAGCAAACAAGTACAAATTCTTCTATCTCGACCACTTACAGTAAATCTTGGTACTGATGGAAATGGTCAGGCTATCACACACAAACTAGCGGCTGGATTACAGCAAGTTGATGCTGAAATAGCAGATAACTGGTTTGTAAAAGCACATTGCCAAGAGATTTCTAATAACGATATTCAAACTGGTGAACTCCAAAAACAATTGGAAATTGTGAATGAAGAATTAAGCATTCTTCAAACACAGTCTGATGAAGCCACCAAGAAAATAGGACAACTTGAAGGGATCGTTAAAGAGCGCGATACCGAAATCGCCAATCTTAAGATTCAGTTGACTAAGACACAGCAAGAACAGTCTGACGCAGCAAAAACTGAAATTGGCATTTTGAAAGATCAGCTTAAAGCCCGCGATACCGAAATCGCCAAGTTAAAAGCCGATGCAGCCAAAGCAGCCCCAGCAAAAGAAAAAGACGTGCCAAAGGAAACCTAATCCATGATCAGTGAATCCTCTTTTCGTGAAGAAATGCCGGCTTTTGCTGATACAACGCAATATCCATCATTTCAGTTTAATTTCTATTTAAACCTTGGGAAAAAGTTACTTCGTGAGGAGCGCTGGGAGGATTTGCTTGATTACGGTTTGACCTTGTTCATAGCTCATTATCTCACGCTATATCGGCGTGGGATGAATGCTGCAAGCATTGGTGGCGATGCTGGAAAGATTATAGGTAATGAGACATCAAAATCAGTTGATGGTGTTTCAAAGTCCATGGATGTTTCAGGCGTTCTTATTACTGATGCGGGGCATTGGAACCAAACTACCTGGGGCGTCCAGTTTTATCAGTTAATGATGATGGCTGGTGCTGGAGGCATTCAGCTATGAGTAGCGGCGTTAAATCTTCTGGAAAAGGTCTTGCAGATATCTTTCAAGCTTTCGCTGAGTTGTCGCAAATGGATGTGTTAGTTGGCATTCCTCACGGTGAAGCCAGAACTGATGGTAATGGTCTCACCAATGCGCAAATTGGCTACCTTCAGGAAAATGGCTCACCTTCGCAAAACATTCCTGAGCGGCCATTTCTAGTACCGGGTGTTGAACAAGTTCAAGAAAAGGTAGGCGATAGACTGGTTAAAGCCGTTGATGCTGGGTTAGCTGGCAATAGTCAAAGAATGATGTTGTTGCTTGAATCTGCTGGAATGATTGCAATGAATTCCGTCAGAGCCTATTTCGTCAATGGTGAATTTGCTCCTCTATCTTTGGCCACAATCCGTGCTCGAGCACGGCGTGGACGTAAGGGCGCTAAACAGTATCTTAAACAGCTTGAAACTGGTCCCGCTGAGTCTGGACTGGTTCGGCCGTTGATCGATACAGGCGAGCTCAGAAAATCGGTAACTTATATCATCATGAAAAAGGACAAGGAGATTAAACGTGGCTCAACTTGATGTTTCTGATGTTCTCCTAGATCCAGACTTTATGGACACTGGCATTATTTGCAAGCGCACAGAAGTCATCGTGGGAAATAATGGACGGCCGCAAGAGACGACTACAACAACCCATTTTAATGGTGTCGTTACTACAAATAACGGTATCAAAATGGACCGCCGTGCAGATGGTACGTTGATCAAAGGAGCAATCAACATTCACACGCAATTTGCTTTAATCGCGGGAGATAAAAACACCAAAGCCGATGAGATTGTATGGAAGGGTAAAACTTACATAGTGTCTCAAGTGCTGGACAATTTGCACTATGGCCAAGGTTTCATAAAAGCAATTTGCGAGCTCAAGCCGCTGGGGTAAATCATGGGTGACTCTGCTTCAGGGGGATATATCACCCCTAGTGGCGGATCTGCTTATGACCAAGAACTTGAGGATATTTTTCAAGCTTTCATTGTCGGGATTAGTTCTTTACCTGGTGCAATGGTTCGTCCACGCTTCCAGAGAGATCCGCCGCCTTTTCCTGAAATTGGTGAGGA